AAGGCTTATATAGTGGAGTAAAGTGGAGCATAGTGGAGAATTTATACTATAGATAGCATATCATATACTATAGTTATATCTATATAAATATACATATGTAATTGAGCATACCCCATCATAATCGTAATGTCAATAGGACAATTCGGACATATATAGCAGCATATTGATCCATATTTGTCAATAGATTTTATGAGGAATTTTGATCTATTTTGCCATATTCTCTACACATTTGTCGACATTTTATAATGATTCATTATTTATTTAGACATATTGTGTAGCATTTTCAGGGATTTTTGTCAAGGGTTCGTAAACGAATAATTTTGCCCATAGCTATAATTTTCAGGGATTTATATTATGTGATCGTAAAGCAAAAATGTTGCCCTCATGCCCACACATACAAAAAATCCACAGGATGTGGATAACCCTGTGGATAATTTGGGCTAGATATGTTTATCTATCTAACCAGGCATTCGTCTATTCATTGTATATGCCTAATTGATTAAATTAACTTCATCGAACTCTTTCTCCTCATACTCTCTTTGTATCCTATAGGACTGAGGTATAGATTTGAATAGTTCCGCCTTTGTTTTAGGAAGTTTAAGAAACTCAAACTCCTTGTATTCCTGTATCTGTAGTATTGCTTCATTTAGTTCATTGGCTAAATAGGTTCCTTCTGATTCCACCCCGTCTTGGTCGTTGTTCCCGTGACGAAGCGATACCTCCTTGATGACCTGACTTACCAGTTCCATTAATCTATCTAATGTATAGTACGGTTGATTAGCCATGTATCGAGCCATGATTGCTGGATTAAACCAATGGTCTTCTGTTAGATTAATCAGTTGTTCTGCTAACTTGATTTCTTGTGACTTACTCATTTTCCGCCTTTCGTTAACTGTCTATTATACCAAAATGAAGCAGGGCTGGCAATGCCCACGGATCCCACCGCTATCGCCAGCCCCACACTTGGGTCCTTACTTGGCCTTGTTGCTTGGCTCTGCTGTAAAGACAATACCCTTTGTTGCTGCCTCCGCAAGAGCTACCTTTGCTGCTCCTGAGAAACGTCCACGTACGCCAACTGTAATGCCTTGCTGCTTTAGATATTCACGCTTTGTTGTCATTTGTTTTATCCTTTCGAGATAATTGGTTTGATTTAATTATAGCAACTTTTCACGGATTTGTAAATAGTTACCGTAAGCAATTTTTTCTGCCCTTATGTTTAATTAGTTTGTTCAATACGATCTTTAATTAATTTAGCAATAATGTTATGGGCCTCAATGTTTTCGGTTTCGGACCCACCCCACAAAAGCTTTTGCGCTGTGTTTAATTGATCATTCAGGTATGCGTCACTCATCTTCATCTTCGTCCTCTTCCTCCTCGGCCTCTGGGTCCACAAGGTACCCACGGCTTAACATCCAATCATGTACATCTTCATTAAGTTGTTCTGCACCATACTCTAGGGAAAAGCCTTGCCCAGCCTCTACAGCCTCACAGAGGTGGTCCCACATCTGTTCTTCTGTTACTGTACAGGTATAGTCCCCGTCTTCCATTTTGTACTTGATGACGTCCCACGTCCAAAGCCAAACCAACGAGAGACCAAGGTCCGTGGTACTTAAAATGTCAATACATTTATTTAGTTTCTTTCTATCGCTAGGCTTCATCTCTTGCTCCAATCGCAAATGATAGTTCATATGTTAATTGATATAGTTGAACCAAGGTGTCTAGTGCACCTTCACAACGTGTGCGGTCCATGGAATCCATTGCTTCTTCTGATTCTTCTTCCCGTTCAATTGCGTCTGCAAGTTCCTGCTCTGCCATTAGCATGAGGTTCTTTAGTTCCCCGTGCATGATGTCAAGGCCTGATACTCCAGCATTAACCAAACGTTGCAAATGGGGCGGGAGCCCAATGTCTTCTGCATTCATATGTTTACCCTTTCGTTAGTAGATTCCATTATATCAGTAGCCACTGACAATAAATGTTCCATAGTCTCAATTGCCCCTTGATAGTATGAATCAGATTCAAAATATTCATCTTCATTTAAAGGTTCATTGTTACGGGCATCTTCTAAATCCTGGTTAAGACTAATCAAATGAATCTTCATGTATTCCAGGAATACTGATGACTTAGTCAAAATAACCCTCCGCCCATAGACCTTGCATAAAACTAACAGACATTTCTAAATCAGTTCTAAGTTGTGTCTTGTCCATTAAATCGGACGGGGATCGAAGATAGAATAACTTAGCATCATGTACAGCATTAATCATTCTATTCAAATCTTCTTCTGTATATCCTAGCATTCAATTGCCTCCATATATTTAACCATAGTTTGTAATGTTATATGAATGTGACAATCACAATCATCTGATGTATCTCTGTCGTCAAAATGGATTAAGTTGTCATCATAGATATAATCAATTAGTTCTTGTGTAGTAATCATTCTTCCTCACATTCTAAATAATATTGGTCGCCTGGATTTAAATCATAGAATAGATTAAACCTACCCTTTAAGTAATTGTTATCTGCCATTTCTGCAAATCTAAAATCTGCAAACAATTGGCCTTCATCTAAATTAGAGTTAACCCAATCTTCGACAAGCATTTCTCCTATCTCAGAATATGTTGCGTCTATTACCATTTGGTTTTCATTCTCTAGAAAACTCATTTGGTTCCCACCTTTCTATATTCGGGTACTTTAGTGTCTAAGTATATCTTATGGGTCTGACATTTAGCCACAGCCTCTAGGTCTGCCTCGCCAAGCCAGTGGCAGTTGCCACAGATTTCACCACAGTCTGCTTCTTCACAGTATTCCATTTGGTCAGTTGCATCACAGTCACGACATTGGTTTTCGTATTCTGATTCTGATATAACTATGCCACGAAGGAATTCCATTTCTCCACCCCAACCTGTTTCTTCTTCATATGATAAAGTAAAGAGTAGTGTTGGGTATTGTGCAGATAATTTTTCAAGGGCCCCAAGAGGTCGTGACCATGCAGTGTTAAAGTTGTAATGAACTACATAGTTCTCACCGTTCTCGGCTTCTTCAATAGTTGTGTCAGGATAAACATTATCCTCGGACACAGCAACATCCCATTTAGTTCCCCACTCACGAACATTGAAGTTGTACCAGTCATTGGTCTCAAACTTCATTGCTTGCGAAAAGTCGGTGGAACGAGGAGGTTGTCCATGATATACCTCATCAGTAATACCAGCATCTCTATAGTTATAGATATTATGAAAAGCAAAGATAGGATTAACATACTTAGTCTGCTTGACATCATATGATAAATCACCTACAGGTGTAATAGAATAAACAAATGGCTTATTCATTTGCTTGATTAAAGATTTTACTTGCTCAGGATTTCCCTCGATAGTTAAACCGTTATATACCCAATTTGGCATAATATATCCTTTCGTTGATATGTTCTAATTATACAATGGACCACTGACAAATGGAATAGATTTGCCATGTGATACATGCCACATGATTCAGCTTTGTGGTCAAGATCACAGAAATTTCAGGGTTTTGCTATTGACATCGTAAACAAAATATATTACCCTCAGCCTTTGTGGGCAAAAGAAAACCCCCAGCTATAAGCTGGGGGTATGAAGATGGCTGCTGATTTCCAACGAAAGAAATAAACCGCTTTACTTAGCACCTGGCCCGTAGACTAGTTAGATGCACCATTTCATTTCTATATTAAAACCAGGACCAAGGTCCTAGGTTCAATTATACCATAACTAGTCGACTGTATTTGTCTACGAATTTATCAATTGGCAGCGAGAAGACAACTTGAGAGAGGTCCTCTTCATACAGTGTAAATGTTTTCTTAGACCAATCAATCACAGGCACCTTGTGCTCATTGTCACCAATTTGATTAATGTACAGGCCCCAGCCTGTTTCCGATTCCCATTCCTGTGCAACCAATTGAGATATGCATATACGTGTAGCATATGCGTCATCCGTCCACCGTGGCTGCGCCTTGGCTACTGCAGTGGCCAAATGATGTAACATCTCAGCGCCTGCCCAATGTCCATATAGATATAACGTATCACCCTTAGAATCTCTGAATCCAAAGTTTGCTCTGTCGCCCATTTTATTCCGCCTTTGTTAGTTGGTCTTGCTCGTAGTTTAGTAATTGTACCATTTCATGGGCCCAGTCTACAAGAGACTCGCCCTGTGAATTTTTATGATGTCCACAAAAATAAAGAGACATTGCATCTTTCTTTGCTTCCCACATTGCCTGAGCTGCACACTGATCACACTTAAGCCATTCAGCCATCACAGGTTGCCACCCTCAATCATTTCTGAAAGACGGTCAAGGATCCAAGAATCAATGTCTGCGATATCAATCTCTGATAACTTTTCCATTATTTCTTCACGAGCAAACTTGTACCCGTCTTGAAATCCATCTTTGTAGTCTGACATTTTATCCTCTGTATCCTGTCGCTTCTCTATCTGACCAGTATGATTCTTTTAAATTATACTTATCACGAATACGACTTACTTTCTCAATACTACCAGTTCCGATGTTGAAAGTCAACGGTGGCATAAATTCAGGGTCAAGCCCAGTAATTTGTGCATCCCAATAAGCCATCTCTAAAGATAGCCTATCGGGAGCGGTGAGTTCAAAGTACATTAGTTCTCACGAACATTCGTAACTTCAGTGTCAACAATCTCAATCTGACCATTTTGTGAATCAACATAAAGATTGTCGTAGATTTCTTGTTCAACATCATCAACTGTGTCTTCAAGCAAATCAATTGTTAATGTTCCGCTAACTTCAATTGTTGCAGACCATTCAACTTCTCGTGTTAGAGAGATATCTAGTGCTTCAGCAATTGCGCGGAGAGTATCTTGGTCATCTGAATCAGCATATGCTTCAGTGATGATATCTTTAACTGAATCAATCTTAGACAATAGAGTAGTTACACGCTTTTGTGATTGACGTCCATTGTGTAAGTCCCACTCAATGCTAGCAACCTTATCGGTTGCGTATTCTGCATCTGAGTAACCATGGATTACTTTGTAGGTGACTAATAGATTTGAGTTATATGTATCGGGAATTGGTGTTGTTGTTACGGTTGATTCCATTTGTTCCTCTTTCGTTGTTGTTGTTGGTGCAATTGTAGCATGCTCCACTGACAATAAGGTTGTCTTACGGCCACATGGACATGTGAGTTCTGTCACACCTGACGGGAATCCAAACCCGTCTGATGATGTTAATTGAATTAAAGAGTCACACTCATCTGGGTCACAGATAAATGTGTATACGCTTGATACTAGTTCGTTGGTCATGAAGAGAATTATACACGAGCCCACTGACATTTACAATAGATTCCAGGGATTATTTTTGTGACTCGTAACACATTTTTGAACCCCTTACCTTTGGGGGCAACGCGATCCATAACGGACTTGAACCGTCGACCTCTACCGTGACAGGGTAGCGCTCTAACCAACTGAGCTAATGGACCAAGAAAAATTGTGAGCAGTTTTTATTCATGCTCAGGAATTTTTTATTTAGAAAGCAGAAACCAATTTCTTGATTTTGTTTTTCTCGGCAGTTAGAACTGGGTCAAACCCTGATGCGCCAGCCATAAGAGTTTCGCCGTTGCCACGACCTGAACGATAATAATCAAGGCGCTCAGTAAGTGCGTTGAACGCACCCCACTTTGTTCCCTTGATTGTAGCGTTAGTTGGTGAGTTATGATACAACTCATCAAGGAGAACAATTTTGTTTTCCCATTTCTTGATTGCTCCCTTAGCATCTTTTTCTGGCTTTGGGTAGATTGACTGAACCAATTTAGAAAATTCTGAATCGGTAATTGCCTGAGCGTAGAGAGCCTTAGCCTCAACTTCAAACTCATCAAAATAGCCAAGAGCCATTCCAAGAGTTTCACGAGCAACTTGAATTCGTCCTTCAACAGATTGTGTGTGACGAATTTTGAAAGATTGCTTAGCATTACGCATGGCAAGATTCAATGTGTTTTGGCATACAACACGAACAGGAGTAACAGCAGCCTGAACAGCAACTGACCCGTCGTGAGATGTCCAAACAATTAAATAAAGTTTAGTTTCATCATTAGCGCCTTGTGGGTCAAGAACCATTGTGCGGGGAATGTCTACAGTTCCAAACACAACTTTGCCCTTCTTCAATGAGCCAGCAGATTCCCAACGGCAATCAGCATTAGCATCATGAATAGCATCAGCAAAAGCAAACAGTTCTTCATTTTGAACTGGCTTGTAACGCTTGCCAACAGTTGCGAGAACATCAACACCCTTTTTGAATGGGTTATCACGAATGACAAGAGATGCGGTAGATACATCATTCCAAGATTCTGGAATGTGCTCGGTGATTGGAGATAGACGAACATTCCAATTTGCTAACTTTGCCTCTTCAAGCATTGTTGCGGTTGTAACTTCCTCATCTTGTGTAAAGATGCGATTTGCTAGATTGTGCCAAGCGGGAGCACCACGAAGAGCAAAAGCAACTTCGCCGTTTTCCATTTCTAGATTATGAGCCATTTTTATTTCCTTTCGATTGGTTATTGTTGTAAGTATAACAGGTGCCACTGACATTGTCTAGATTAGATAGTCATTTGTCCGAATTGTGACATGTGATCATTCTCACATTTTCAGGGTTATCCACAACCTACCGTAAGCCTGTGGATAACCCCTCACATATGGGGGCAGAGCTGGGAGATCCCAACTCTACTCTAATTGAAAGTTTATTCGTGTTGCATTCTGAGTTTTGTTTTTTAATTTCTGAACAGTGTCTTCATCAAAAAACATTGCTGTTATCTTTTTCTTTTTCTGTGCGTCATAAGCGTAAGCATTAACACGTCCGCTGAATTGTTTGATGTTGCTAATTACTAATTCAGTTAAGTATTCTTTATCAACTCCGCTATCTGAATAGATAGTTAAATCATTTAGTTTGTTTGCGTCATAGATTTCTACTCTGAAACGACTTTTCATTTTGTTGCCTTTGTTAGTAGTTACACCGAAGTGTGAGCAGTTTGGCGACATACTCAGGTCGTTGGATTATTTACAGATAACGAGCAACCGCTTGATAAGTTGATGTGGAAACTGTTTCCTCATCTGTCATCTTGAGAATACGGATTGCGTTAGAGATTTCCTCTTTCATCTCATTGTAGGTGTGCTTGTGGATTGTCTCAAAGTCCTTTTCAGGTTCTTTAGGAAAATCAGTTTCCTTTGAGATAATGTCAAAATCAACATTGAGAGTGTTGTTCCAAGAACGATAGTTTGTTCTGATGTTCTCAGCCTTAGCAAAATTAGCAATAGCAAAATCTGCTAGTTGCTTCTGCCAAGCCTTGCGAGCCAGTTCATACTTTGCTTCATTGGCTTCTTGTGATGTGTAATCAAGTTCTAATTTATTTAGAGCCTGTTCTAGTGATGTGATGATACGCTGTGTAGGTATCTTTACTGAGATTGCTTTTCCTCTAGCCATTTGTTTCCTCTTTCGTTGGGTGGGTTTGTGGTTTATTAAGTTGTAAGTATAGCAGGTGGGTCTGACATTTCTGCGACCCACCTGCCTTTAGACTATGCGCCTAGTAGTGTCTTAGCGGATACTGAAGTCCAACGAGTTTCTTTCGTTGGCATTTCCAATAACACACGCACCGAGCCAGATGCCTGTGGGTGGATTTCCTTAATCACACCTGTTTTCTTTGACTTTAGTGTGGTGAATAAGTCGCCCACCTGATAGAGATGATTATCTATTGTCATTTATTGCCTCTTTTCTTTGTTAGGTTAGTAGTATAGCATTGGGGTCTGACATTAGTCTAGCCCTATCTCATTATTTGAGAAAGTTATTGTGTGACCTTAGTCACACTCAGGTAGCCAAGCGTGGAGATGGTGCTGGTCTATGATTGCGTGAGCGGGTGCGTGGGTGCTTCCTCGATACGATACGCCTTCGGGCATTTCGATCAATTTATCATAGTCCTCGTCATAGTATGCGTCAATAGCCTCGATACATGGTTCGACCATAGAAAGCGGAACGGGTGGATAGTGATTACTCTGTAGATGAATAGAGATAGCCATTTCTAAATCTAATTCAGTAGATAAGTCTAGCGCTGTATTGTATCCCATTTACTCACACTCCCCACAATAGCAATTTCCTAATTCTTTATTGTTGCATTCTTCTTTAGTTAGGGAAGGCTCCCATTCACGCATTGTATCCATTAGTTAGCCACCTTTAGAATTGCGTAAGTGCCATTTTTATTTATGGTGTCAATTACTGGTTGAATGGCAGATACCAATAAATCTTTTAGCATTGACTCTAGCATTGTAATTTGTGATTGTTCATCTAATTGTAAGAATTGTTTTGCGATAGGGTGTGTTTCGTCAAACTCAGTTACGAATTTGAGTGAGTGTTCTACTGGTGTCATTTGTTACCTTTCGTTGTTGGTATAAGAGTATTATAGCCTATGGCACTGACATTACCTAATCCATTATCGGCGTGTCGCAGCTTTTGTGATATTTCTCACAATTCCAGGGGTTGTGGATAACCTACTTAAAGCTGTGAATAACCCCTCTCTTTTGGGGGCGGAGCCCTAAGAAGATCTTAGGACTGCCCATATAGCTATAGGAATTGGTAGTACTAGTGTACCGCATAACATAAATCCGATCACGTTTCCAATTAATTCTGCCATTATTTTTTACTTGCAGAAAATCGAATGTCTGCTTTTCCATAAACGCAGAGACCGCAAGAAACGCATGCGGACCCATTGCTAGAGATAAGCGGAATACTTTTCATATTTTCAGGACACTTAGCACCAGGCTTGCCAGTCAATTCTTTCATAGTGTCTTCTGTTGCAGCGAATGTCTTTCCCAAATAGGCTAGGCGGACCTTAGAATTAGTTTTCAAATCGAATGCTGTTTCTTTATTTTCATCATCGGTAGAATAGTATAGTGAAAGATTAACAACATCTTTAAGAATAAGCGCTGCAGACTTCACACGAGTATAAACCCAAAATTGAACATCGGGATGATTTTCAATAATTACTTTCCAGGCATAAGTATAAGTATCATTGAAGAAATCTCCGTCCCAGTGTATGCGGAATAATTTAGGGGCGCCTTTCTTTTCACAATCAGCAATAAATTCAACAATCATCTCATCCAATAGAATGAGCATTGTGTCCGTGTCCGCATTGCGTAGCAATTCCCAATTGTGTAATAGGTTAACCTTTACGCTAGGGAATACCTTTTCTAGTTTTCCCGCATAGCAGACACTCTCGCAAATAGACGTTGCGCCAGGACAAGAATAATTCTTTCCAGCAGGTAATCCGAATGTGTTCGCAATTGCGGCTTGCTTTCCGTTTTTTGTGACAAGGTTAGCCACCTTTCTATCGTTTGACCGTTTTAGTTTCATGAGGGCCTTTCGTTCGTTGTTAGTAGAATTATAGCGTAAGCCACTGACAAAACCTAACCGACACGCCGTAAAATCCAGGAGCTTTTTAAAATGTGTCGTAATTCACATTTGGACCCCTCTCCTTTAAGGGCCGCCCTTACATTATTCTAGATCAATTTTCTTTTTGTGTTTTATTTTTCTAAAATACTTTTTCTTATTGCGTACAGGTTGCGCCGCATTACTGCGACGCAATTCCTGAATACGCTTTACTTTATCTCGAAGTGAATTTTGGGACATGATACCCACTCGCTTCATGAAATCGGTTTACATCAAAACGCGGATTATCTTTCGCAAACATTTCCGCAAAATCATTTACAATTTTAGAAAATAAGGCAGGGTGAGTTTTATCGCTGGCATACTTTAAGATTTCAGCGGTTGCCACATAGTCTTTGCGAGTCATCATTTTGTTACGACCTTTCGACCTTCACGATAAAATAATTTTGTGTAGCATTTGCCTGTTGGCGTGTAAATATTTACAGTTGAGAATTCATTAGCAAAACCCCAATCGGTAAAAGAAAAGAAATCTTTCCATGCTTCCATTTCATCATTGTAAGGCTTAGTCCAATGAGGGGTGTTTGAGTCATAAGCAATAGTTATTTTATACATTAGTTTCCCTTTCGTTAGTTAATTAAATCTTGTTCGATACCGAAATCGCAATCGCAAGTTTCGACATCAAAATCATTTTCGTTACCGAAAAAAATTAAACCTGTTGAGTTACACTCTGAGCAATCTATTCGCATTACTGAGTTAATCACGCTTCACACTCGCAATCTTGTGAGTAATCAAACTCGCAGAAATAACAACCCATTTGCTCGCCGTGTGCTTTACACACATAGATAAATTGACTTTCGTCACAACAGAACCGCATTTTATCTTTAATAAAATAAAACTCGTTTTCATCTAAATAATCTTTAATCATTTAGTCACCAACCTTTACTACGACAGTAGCGTAAAAATCATTTCCATAAGTGGAAGGCTTTCCAATTTCGTATTGTGGTCGCACTAAAACGGTGTACGCTTCTGCGCCGTCATACCAAACATTATCGCGCTTAGTTGCTCGTGAAATAATTCCCTCTTTGCCTTTGCGAGCAAAAGAGTGTGAGCGGTAGTAGGTTCCCTCTAGGAGGCTTTCGATTGTATAGACATTTGCTGACATTAGTTGTCACCTTTCGTTTGTTGATAGTAGCAATTATAGCCTATGGGTCTGACATTTTCACATTACTAGCCAGTAATTCCACATAGTAAGACGCTCAAGTCGTGTGATAAACATCACATAAAAATGTCCGTTTTGTCTGTCAAATCGACACGCCGTAAATTTTCAGGAGTTTTTATAACTCTTTCATAACGACACGCCCGACCCCTCTCTTTTGTGGGCGGATCAACTTTGTCAAGTCGACACGCCGCTAGTTATTGAAAATCTTTTAGAATTTCCTCAAGCTGATTTATTTGCTCATTGCTAAGATGATCTAATTGAATTGCTTTTTCAAATCCGAATAAATCGCTCATTCGTTTTCCATTTCTGCTAAATAATCCTCGTGTTCAATAAGACCGATTGAAAATGCGATAGGGTCGCAACATTCTAAAATCTCGGCGGGAGTAAAAGTTGAATAACCAATTTTTACAGTAGGGTAAACATCATTTAGTAAATCAATAAAACTTTCTTTTATTTCTAAATCAATTTCAAATTGCGATTTCATCTGCAACCTCTTTCCATTCGAAACAATAAGAGTCTGAAACAAAAGTGTTTTTTACAACGCTATCAAATAAAGATAACGCTTGACTTTCATCCTCTGCGTCAATGTCTAACCAAACGCCAAAAGTGTATTTTTTCATTAGAGCGCACCTTCCTGAAATAAACCGATTTCTAAATCTAGCAATTCTTTTGGTGTTGCCTCAGATAAATCTACCCAGCCAGCACCTTCCTCATCTATGCGAAAGATTTCTACATAACCCATTAGTCTGCCTCCTTAGTATTGAATAGAGAGGACATCTTATCATTAGCCTCTGACATTGTTGCAATAGCCTTTAATAGGCTAGCCTTGCGTTGCGCCTCTACTAGCGCCTTGTATTCTTCAAGTGTCATTTTAACGACCTTTCGTTGTTGTTATAGTAGGTATTATACACGAGCAGACCGACATTATCCAATCGACACGCCGTATTTTCATAAATCTTTTTATGTGATAAATCTCACACAGATCTAGGAGTTTTCCACAAGCAGCCGTAAGCCTGTGGATAACCCCCACACGTAGTAGGGGCAGCTATCGCCTATGTCAAGGCGACACGCCGTTACCCTAGTGTGATTTATCCCACTCCTTGAAATCGGCTACGATCTCGCGCCACATCATGCGTCCCATGTATAGGGCGGGTACTAATAGGGCTACCTGTACTAGGCTAGTTAGTAGTCTATTCATTACTTAACCTCTACTCCTCTTACATTGTAGGTAAATCCTTTACCTAGTTTATTTAATTCTTCCATTACCTTTAATAGTTCATCTGCGCTAGTAGCCTTGTTATCTACTGATAGTAGGCTAGAGCCTTGCCATAGTGAGTAAGTGATAGTCATTATTAGTTATCCCAACTTAGTGCGAATACTTTTGCTAGTTCTTCATCATCTACATCATCAAAGTCATCAACGGGTGGCTGTTCTTCATCTACCTCATCAAGGTATGCGTATGCGTCTGATACATCTGATTGGATAGACTCGTATTTATCTATCGTGTTAGTTTGGTATGAGTATGCGTATGACATTTCGTTCTTCTTTCGTTAGTTTGTTATAGTTGGAATTGTAGCGTATCGGGCTGACATTATCAACACGACACGCCGTAGGGGTGGAGGGTTAGCGTGTGAGATACCTCACAGGCAGTTAATACACTCACAACCCTTAGAGGATAGCAAGGCACGAAGTAGAGCCTTGCGTGTATAAGTATCTAGTCCATAAGAGGACTTGACTCCACCATTATGGAAGTCGTGCACGATAGTGCTGTATAGTGTTTCTGTTAGTGTAGTCATTGTAGACCACCTTTCTTAGTAAGAGTTTCTTACTTTCTTTATACTTTAATCATAGCAGGGGGGACTGACATTTAGACCCCTATTCTCGGGCGTGTCGAAATAAATCTTTCTAAATCTATGTGAGATACATCACACTCACGCTCAGACCCGTAAGCGTATGTGCGGTCTATCTAGACAAAACGGACATTCTAAATGTATGTATCGTACAAGATAAAAATATATTAACATTTTCTCAAATCTAAAAAAGCTTGACATAGAATTTACATTTAGTATACTTCGAATAGGGGGGTCGGGGGGTCAGTAAATCAATAAATAATAAATATTAAATATATAGTAAGACCTAAGACCTAAGATCAAGTGATACAACCAAAAAAATATTTTATTAACATTTTACTATATTCAAAATAATAGTCAACTAGAATAATACTGATATAATTAATCTTATGGTTGAAAAAATAATATGGCAGACACATAAATTTAAATATGAAGACCTGCCAGAGATATATCTGAAAAACTCTAAAACCTGGATAGAAGGTTTGCCAGGTTGGGAGTATAGATACTTTTCAGACATAGATGTAGAAAATTTTATAAAAGAATTCTATCCTCAATACCTAATTATATATAATTCAATAAAGCCAGGGATGTACAGGGCAGATATTTGGAGATACCTAGTTGTATATAAATATGGCGGTATATATGCAGACATGGATAGCATCTACTCAGAAGATGGCATGCACGGAGAAGAATGTTTCCAATGCAAAATGTTTTTAAAGTCTTATCCTATAGAATTTAGTGGGAAACTCAATGTTTGCGTAGAGCATGAAACAAACGGTGCAACAAGAGATGTCTTTACACAGGCATTATTCATGGCGGGAGCAGGGGATCCAGTACTAGGACAAATTATTGAAGAAATGTTTAGAAAACTAAAAGAGATATCAAATAACATATACGAAAATACTCCAGACTTTGTATGGATATTAGCTACAGGACCAGAAATGTATACAAATGTTGTAAATAAAAATTTAGACAAAGTAAACCTTGCATGTTTTCCAGCAGAGCATGGAGAATTTCATAAAGATGAAGTAGATATAGATATTCATCTAACTTGGAATATTGCAGTCGACTAGAATATAGAGTACAATAGATACATGAATACGATATTTGCAATAGCCGTGGTAGCAGTAATAGTTTTTATCCTAGGTACTGTTTCATACATAATACGCTAGTCCCTAGGGGATATAGCTTAATTTGGTTAAAGCACTTGTCTTATATACAATAGATTCTGGGTTCAAATCCCAGTATCCCTACTTGGAGGAAATATGAATGAAGTAAAAGTTCCAGACGAATGGCCAAGACATAAAAAGATCAAATTTTTGGGCATAACATTAGTTGCTATAATTTTAATATTAGTAATTTCAATTTAGGAGTTATATGAATTGGCTTCAAGCATCAATAATATTTGGACCAATGATAATTGCTATCATTGCATACCTAACTGGTAATATATAAAGCAGTTGACTAAGATATATATGAAGAAGATATGGGCATTAGTAAGTACAATTGCGATAGCAATCCTTTCAGGAGTTGCACTGTCTAAATTTTTAAATTGGGCGGGGGATTTAGAAATCTTTGATTTTGATCTAAGTGAAGACATTGATAAGGATATATCCTAGTGTCAAAGATCTATATGTTTGGAAACTCCCATGTATCTAACTATGCAGCATCTCTTGAATACTATGGTAATCCTTATACCTTAAAGTGGAGATCTTTTAATTCCGCCAGTCCTGAGCCATTTTATGGCAATATTGAGCTTCAAGGAATTGCATTCTCTTGGCTCATACCTTCGGCTGCATGGTCAATTACAGAAAATCCTAGTATACTAGAAATAATGTCAACTGGATTTGATATACAAGAAGATGATGTAGTTATTGTACATTGGGGAGATCAAGATATACTTAGGCATCTTCCAGGACACAAAAACGAAATAGATCTAGTTAAAAAGTATATAGATATTATTAAAGATCATTTTAAATGTAGGGTTATTTTTCTTGAGCCCGTCCCAATTCCTGAAGAAAGCTTTGTATGTCCAATAGAAGACTATAAGTTTGTTTATTCAAGGGAAGATATTATTGAAGCTTATGATAACTTTGTTAAAATATTGCGTGAGAATGCAGAAACTATATCTATTCAAAATAACATTATTGTTTCCAATAATTTAACAGAAAATGAAACAGATGATGGAGCGCATTTAAACCAAGAATACTCTAGAAGCCTTATAGCCCATACTAGAGGCATTCTTAATGTCTGAGTATGGGTCTTATCCTCAAAATGGCTTAGATTGGCTACAGAGGACTTATAAGATATATGAGGTTCTTCTTCCGCGCCGCACTTTTCGCACTTTCACTACACTAACAATAGAAATGATAAACTAATTACATGACATTACAAAAAGAGTACATATTGGGTGATATATGGAAAATAGATGATTTCATTACTGATGAAGAATGTGCCATCATTATGCAAGACTGTGTAAATGAAGACGGATGGTTCGGAGACCCAGGGGCTTTTGAAAATGGCAATAAATCTACATTAACTGAAAATGTAAGGGAAACTTTAGCTGCAATTAATTTAAGAATAATAGACACTATTAACACAGAATATGAAATGGCAAATGCCTGTGAAATGATTCAAAGAATGACTATTAATAGCGGACCAAATGAAAAATGGGCTCTACCTCCCCATACAGACACTCATGATGGAGGAGATAGTCTTTATGTGACTAGAGGTTATGTACTGTATTATAATGATAATTTTGAAGGTGGAGAGATTATATATCCAAATCAAGGAATAACTTTAAAGCCAAAAGCAAGAATGCTCATATCTCATCCAGGAGGAGAAGAGTATTTACACGGAATTAAAAAAGTAACTAATGGTGTTAGATATATGACAACTGGCTTTGTATTTGATAAAGAATATTGGTTTAAAAGAACTTTAGGAAAGTAAGAAACCCACTCAGAGGCGGATCCGAATGGGTTTAGCACTTACGTGCATACGTAAGGAGTTTTATCTCAACTTACGTAATATTATTTGGTTCTATTTTTATTAAAAAATCTAATGAAAAAATTTTCTATTTTACACTCTAAACATTTACATTTTAACGGAGCTTGATTCTCCATTCTAAAATATGGAGTTTGCATTACTCTATGAAAATGATTAGGCGTCATAGATCAATTATATCACTTATTCTTCAACTAATATATTGTTTTCGTCTAGCTTGTCAAAAATTGCGCTCATTAAATATTGAACTGCTGGTCTACTTTGAGTAACCTTTTCTTCGGTTTCCTCAGCTGACATACCAGCTTGCAGACACATCATTGTATTGCCATTTTGATAAACATTGGTCATTAATTCAATTACTGAATCTCTGTCTTTATTCATTTTCTTCTCCTGGAGTGTATGAAGGGTCTGGTCCTAATAGATAGCCCTGTTTATGATATTCTACCATTTTTTCTGTACTTTCACTACCCGCCAAGTTATTTGCAATTAACGTAAGCACATCATATATTCGATGTAACATAATATAATTAACCATGGGTAGGTTATCCTCTAAATTTACTTGCTCGTCACTCATTTGGTCTTCCTAAATCTTCCCAAAAAATTTCTCTTCCCATGCTATCTTTTATTTGCATAGGTTTTGATTCTGTATTGCATGTACATGAAACCGAATCACATTTTTGCATTTTTTTCAACCGCCCTAACTATTTCTTCATATGTGGAAATTCCAATACTTTTATTATATTCACATTCTAAGCAATATAAATAAATTATGTCATCTAAATCTTGATTACAAAAAAGAATGGATTGGTCTACTGGGCATAAAAGCTTTTCAACCAATCCTTCTTCTGACATGGAGATGTAGGCTGATACATATTGTACCTTCATCCCATCTCCTTTACTTTGTCGGAAATTTTAAATAAAATTCCTTAGCTCTTGGGGTTAAACCCTTCCAGGCTGACCAATCACTGCCGCCATTAGTCATGTAGTACGTTATCTCTGCGTTTGTTACTGGGTCGAATAACTCTTTGTTACTCTTTAGATTAAATTTCTCTCTCCTATCAGGACCAAGATTTCCAATCATATTAATTTGAAATAATCCATAAGAACTATCTCCTGTTTTCTTATTCCCATCGTAAGCAAGCGGTCTTCCATTAGATTCACGCTTTGCTATTGCCCAGGCTTTTTTAAGACCTGTTCCTTCGAATCCTACAGTCGTAAGAAGTGTTAACAACTCTTGATCTGTAAGCATCTCAGACGAACTGTAATTTGCATTACTGAACTTGTCTAAGACTTCTTGCTTTATTTGGGCTTCAGTTTTCACTAAAGGTTTTACAGATAGTGCATTAGCTGGTGTTCCAAACAAAAATAACATTGTTACTGCTATTATTGTCCAATCACGAACTAAATCGCTAAACTGCTGTTTTATATTCTCCATTGGCATTTCCTCCTCTAGAGATAACGAACTATAATCATAACATTGATTTATAGACATTGTCAAGCTAGTTGACTATAATTAAATATCATAATGTGAGATTTACAAAAATATTTTTAACCCCTAGACCACTAAATAAAAGTTTGATACACTAAGACTTCATCTAAAAATTAAAACCGCAAGGCGGAGAAAAGGTCGTATATGTCTTATTTTACTGAAAAACCACTACAACTTATAGATACAAGCGTATCTGCAAATACAATTGAAAACCCATATGAAAACTTTATTGCTTTATCAAGATATGCAAGATGGGTAGAAGAAGACAATAGGCGAGAAACATGGAAAGAAACTGTAGATAGATATTTTGATTTTATGTTAAATAATTTAAATAAAAACTTTAACTATGTTCCAGATGAAATACTTGTATCTAATCTAAAGGATGCTGTATATAATAGAAACGTTATGCCGTCTATGAGAGCTTTAATGACATCTGGATCAGCGTTAGAACGAGATAATGTTGCAGGGTATAACTGTGCTTTCTTACCAGTTGATTCTCCCCGCTCATTTGATGAAACGATGTATGTTCTTATGTGTGGAACAGGTGTAGGATTTTCAGTTGAATATAAGTACATTAACCAATTGCCACCAGTCCCACTAGAACTTGAAAAAACTAACGATGTAATAATTGTTGAAGACTCAAAGCAAGGATGGGCAACTGCTTATAGAGCATTGCTAGAAAATCTTTGGGATGGAAAGATTCCATCCATAGATGTTACTAATGTAAGACCAGCTGGTGCTCGTTTAAAAACAATGGGCGGCAGATCTTCAGGCCCACAACCATTAGTCAATCTTTTTGATTTTACAATTTCAAAATTTAAAAGCGCAGCAGGCAGAGCCCTTAAGCCAATTGAAGCTCATGACATAATGTGTAAAATTGGAGAAGTTGTTGTTGTTGGAGGAGTTCGCAGGTCAGCCATGATTTCTCTTTCAAACATTAATGATATTGAAATGGCACACGCAAAAGCTGGAAATTGGTGGGAATCTAATACTCAAAGAGCATTGTCAAATAACTCTGTTGCATACTCACGTAAACCAGACATGGAGCAATTTATTGCAGAATGGAAATCTTTATATGATTCAAAATCTGGAGAACGAGGCATATACAATGTTGCAGCAGCACAAGCTCAAGCGGCTAAATATGGCAGAGACCCAAATATTCACTATGGAACAAATCCTTGTTCTGAAATTATTTTGAGACCGTATCAGTTTTGCAATCTATCTGAGGTTGTTATACGTGAGAATGATGATGAAGAGTCAGTAACTCACAAAGTTAAGTTAGCCACAATTCTTGGAACATGGCAATCTACTTTAACAAACTTTGATTATATTCGTGATATCTGGAGAGAAAATACTGAAGAAGAAAGACTTCTTGGAGTTTCTTTAACTGGTCAGTTTGGCAACAAGTTATTTGCTGGCAAAGCTAGATCTGCTGGTTCTTTTGAATTAACAGAAGGCGGAGGATTAGTATATGATGAAGACATTATTAATAAAGACAACATGCTTAGACTAGAGCACATACTTCAAAGAATGAGGACAAAGGCAAGGGAGACAAATGCAATTGAAGCAAAAAATATTGGAATTACTCCATCTGCATCAATTACATGTGTTAAGCCCTCTGGAACAGTCTCACAGCTCGTAGGAGTATCTTCAGGAATGCACCCTTGGCATTCACCATACTATATTCGCACAGTTAGAGGATCAAAAGGAGATCCAATTTCTGTATTTCTAAAAGAGGTTGGTATTCCAGTAGAAGATGATGTAATGAAGCCAAATGACACATACGTTTTTTCATTTCCAGTAAAAGCACCAGAAGGTGCAATTATTAGAAATGATTTAACAGCCATAGATCATCTAAATACTTGGTTAGTTTATCAACGTGCATGGTGTGAACACAAGCCATCAATTACAGTTTCAGTAAAAGAAGAAGAGTGGATGGAAGTTGGCGCATGGGTATATAAGCACTTTGATGAAGTGTCTGGAATTTCTTTCCTCCCACATTCAGACCATTCTTACAAGCAAGCACCCTACCAAGAGGTAACCAAAGAAGATTACGAAGAGCTTCTTGCCAAGATGCCAAAAAATATACGATGGGAAGATCTTTCTTTCTATGAAACAGAAGACGGCACATCTACAAATTCTACGCTTGCGTGTAGCTCTGATGGAAACTGCGAACTTGTGGATATCTCAGCATAGTGGTAAAATTATAGTATTCGGGTAACCGAAAATTCCTGGGCA